GTCACTGGCACCGCTGCGGACATCGGATCGGGGAAATGGTCGCTCACGTGCGAGATGCCTCGAGCGACCTCGGGCGGACTGGTGCCCGGAGAGTACCGGTACTCGGTGGCTGTCCACAATGCTGCCGGCGTCGAATTGACTCGAGTGTACTACGAGGATCCGTTCGTTGCTGTGGAGAAGTTCACCCCATGAACGTGACCTTCAAAGTCCGCGAAGCTTTCTTTGATCGGCCCAAGGTGATTGCCTCGCTGAAAAAAGCGAAACGCAAAGTCTTGAGCAAAGCCGGTGCGTTTGTGCGCAAGCGAGCTCGCTCGTCGATGCGTCGGCGAAAGTCCGCTTCGGCACCTGGCTCTCCACCGTCGGCTCACTCGCCCAACACGCACTCGCTCAAGACGATCCTGTTCGCCTATCAGCCCCAAAGCGAATCGACGATCGTAGGCCCAGTGCAGTTGAACCAAGTCAACTTCACGATCGAATCTGTCACGAGCACCGTGGCCGGTCTCCATGAGCGGGGCGAGACTGCGATCATTCGCGAGTACCGATACGCTTCCATCGAGGGAGAGGGCGAGCCTGCCAACTGGCGACGGGTCGACGGCCGTCGAAGGTATGACGAGCGTCCTGGGTATCGATTCGAAACTCGCCGTCGCCGAGCTCGGTACCCCAAGCGGCCCTTCATGCGTCCTGCGCTCGAGGCCGAAGCCCCCAATTTCCCCGAGCTGTTCAAGAACTCGATCGCAGCGGTGAGGTAGTACCATGGCGAGTAACATCAAGGCCGGTCAAGCTTACGTCGAGATCGCGACCAAACAGGGCTCGTTCGATAAAGGAATGGCCCAAGTCCAGGCTGCAATGGCACGGCTCAAAGGCGTCGCGACGACCATGGGCACCGGAATCGCAAAAGGTTTCACCGGTGCCCATGGTGCATTGTCCGGCTTTTCCAAGAGCGTACTCAGCCTCCCTGCTGCGATCGCTGGCTCGGTCGCTGTGACTGGCTTGGTCGCACTGGCGAAGAATTTCGCCGACGCTGGCGGTGCAGTCGACGACATGGCCCAGAGAACCGGCATGAGTGCCGAAGCGGTGTCCTCGCTCGGCTATGCTGCAAAGCTCTCCGGAACGGACATCGGAACGCTTGAAAAGGGTGTCCGCAAGATGCAAATGGGCATCGCCGATGCAGCAGCCGGCGTGCCTGGTGCCGTGGATAAGTTCACCGCTCTGGGCTTGAGTGTCGCCGATCTGCAGAAGATGTCTCCCGACGAGCAATTCATCGCGATCGCCGACAAGCTGTCACTGATCCAGGATCCAGCCCTCAAAAGTGCTGCCGCCATGGAGTACTTCGGCAAAGCCGGTGCGGACCTGGTCCCCATGCTTTCCGGAGGGGCTGAGGAAATTCGCAAGCTCCAACAGGATGCAGCAGACCTTGGGCAAACCATGTCCGGCGAGGATGCCGCCGCTGCCGCTAAACTCGGCGATGTGTTCGACAGGCTGTTCGGCGTTATCGGTGGCCTGCAAACCCGAATCGGTTCGGCCCTCGCGCCGCTGCTGACCGCAGTCGGCGAACGGATCATCAGCGTGGTCTCGAACGTCAGCAAGTTCATCGGCGAGAACCAAGAGCTGATTGTCACGATCGCCAAATGGACTGCGGTCGGAGCTGGCCTGCTCGCTGGACTATTTGCCCTCGGTGGAGCTGCGGCCGTCGCCTCGGTGGCTATGACCGGCCTAGCTGCGATCGGTGGAGCGATCGCCGCGGTGTTCGGCATGATCGTCGGATTGATCACCGCCATGGTTTCCCCGATCGGGCTGGTGATCGTCGGAGTCACCGCAGCCACTGGAGCATTCCTCTACTTCTCGGGAGTGGGGGGTGAGATGGTCGGCTATCTGGTCGCCAAGTTCAACGAGCTCAAATCGATTGTGCTGCCAGTGTTCGACGCCATCAAGACCGCTTTGATGTCCGGACAATGGCAAGCCGCTGGCCAAGTCGCCATGACCGGCCTGCAATTGGTCTTCCGGGTCGCGACTCGGGAAATGTATGCGGGGTGGCTTTCGATGATCACCAAGCTCCAGAACGCTTGGACGGATCTGTCTGCCATGGTTTCCATTGGTGCGATTGAAATGGTCGTCGGTATCGTGAACACCCTGGCCGGGATCCCAACCCAACTGGCCAAAGGATTCGCAACGGCAGTCACTTGGTTGCAGGGTGCGTTCGACGAAACGGTCAACTTCATCGCCAAGAAATTGCTGTACATCTATTCGCTAATCGACCGTTCGGTTGACTACGAAAAAGCAGCGATGCAGATGGACAAAGATGCTGCCAAACGAGCCGATGCGCGTCAGAAATCGCTAGACACTGCCAACCAGAAACGAGACCAGGAGCTACAGACTGGCAATACTGGCCGCTTGCAATTGGCCAATCAAATGACGCAGGGGATCACTGCCCAGGCGAATCAAACCAAGAGCGATCGCGAGGGACGCAACGCTCAATCCCTTGGTGTATTTGACAAATCAATTTCTGATCTCCGAGCATCGTTGAAAACACAAACGGCGGAGATCGACAAAAACGCACCAGGGAAAGGATTCCTTTCCTTCCTTGGTCCTTTGGGGCAAGCCGTTGAAGCCGTGGTCGACACAGCCAAGACGCTATCCGCTCCGACAAGCAGGAAAATCCCCACCGTTGAACAGGTCAAGGCGACTACCGCCACTCAAGTCGGAGGAACGTTCTCCGGCTTTGCCGCTGGCATGCTTGGGGGCACTACATCAGCCCTCGATCGCATGGCAGATCAGTCGGCCAAGTCGAACGACTTGCTCTCGCAGATCGCCAAGAACACCGCCCAATCACCATCGCCTACTTATGGGACCTAAATAAATCATGAGTGCATGGACGCATTTGCCGATCTTCATTGATGAAACCGCAGAGTCTCGCGAAACGGACTTCGATCTCATTGGTGGACGTAAAAGCTTCAACCGCATTGCTATCGTCACCGGATACACCCAGGCGGAGGATGCTGCACAAGCGGCCATCGACTTGCCCAGTACTCCATTCCCATTGACCATTGCGGCCAGTGGAGTACTTCCCGCGATGCAGATGGTCACTGCTAAGGCGAAGCCGCTTGCGCCAAACGCATGGGAAATTGTCTTTGGGTACGAATCTCGTGCGATCGAGCTGTTCACCTACAGTGGCACGAGCCAGGGCAAGAGCCAGACAATCACCCAGTCGTATGGGACAACGATCTACGGTTCGGGCGCTGCGAATTATGGATCGGCGATCAACGTCGATCAGAACGGAGTCAAGGGCGTCGAGATCGGGATTCCTGGCCTAGAATTTTCGATCGAAAAGACGATGGCAAAGGGCGTACTAAGTTTTGCGTATGTGTTGACCCTTGTGAATTTGACGTACAAAACCAACAACGCAGCTTTTCGAGATTTCGCCCAGGGTGAACTGCTTTTTACCGGCGCGGAGTTCCGTCAATCTAGCAACGGCGAAACGACAGTTGTTTTCAAATTTTCCGCTTCGCCAAATCGAACTGGGCTGTCGTTTGGTACAATTACCGGCGTTGCCAAGAAGGGGCACGAGTACCTATGGATCGACTATGAAGCTTGGGAGTCTGGTGGCTTTGTCATCAGGCGTCCTCGCGGAGTGTACGTCGAGCGAGTGTACGAAGAGGGCAATTTTGCCTTGCTAGGAATCTAACCCCTTAATCATGACATTTCCAGGCGACAAATTCCGACCATCGGCAAGCCGTGAAAGAGAGATCACGAAGCTCATCGAAGCTGCGCGTGGCAATGCTGCGTCGTTCGGGGTGCCTGGCCTCGATGGCCTCGGGCCTGGACATGTCATCGCCAAGAATGAAACCGGTGCGAATCTGGCAATCGGCAAGGCTGCTTTGATCCCCCAGGCTGGAAACCCTCCTGGAGTATCGAGCCAGGAGGCCAGCCCCCGCAAAGATCCGAGTTACCAAAAGGGGTACTACACCCTCAAGGCCTTGACGCCTCTGATCAGTGGGGCCACTCCTCATTTTGAATCAATGGCTGTGACGATCGAGCCAATACCAGAAGGCAAATTCGGTCGGGTTGCGATCGCTGGACTGGCGGTGGCGGACTACTCGATCGCGAGCGGATTCGTGATGCCGATCGCCGGATCGGTAGTCGGTAGTGCATTCGGCTTGGCAAAGATCGTCGCCAACACTTCTGGACTCTCCGGGGGTGCTGGCTTTGGAATTTGGGATCTGTCTTGCCGAGCCATGCAAGCCAGTTACACACTCACGACCAATTGGGCTGCTGGCTCCGCCACAGCGACAATCGCAGGCTACTCGACGCAGATCCTGGATTCGTTCAACATTGCCACCTGGCAGGTCAACGGGGACAAAGGCTGGGCGATTTACGACACTGGATTTTGGCAAGTGATCAATCCTTGGTGTGTGGGGAGCTAAGCCATGACATCGACGATCATCGAGGGACTGACCTGTGCTTGGTGCGATGCCAACGGATCGCAAAAGAAGTGCTACCGCTGCCGAGACGCATGCAGGCAACCACGGCTCAACGACCGTCTCTACAGCATGCAGGTGACTGGGAACAATGGACTGCTTCCCTTTGCCGTGGTGTACGATGCCAGCTTTGCGACCGTCAACGGATGCTGCTCGAGTATCACCGCTTTCCCGAGAGCTGCTCCGAACGATCTGAGTGACATCAACGGTCTGTACCGATGGCGACGCTATCAGCGGAATTTTACATCTGTCCAGAAACACTGGGCGATTTGCACCAATCCCAGCCTCCCTGGGACTTGCAAGATTATCGGTCCAACCGAGACATGCCGAACCAACAATCAAGAGGCTTTCGGATGCGCACAGGGTTGGCGTCTCCGCGCGGGGATCACGACAGCACGACTGTACGTCAGCCGCACTCAGCCTGGCTATGGATGCGACGAACCGGACGAGTGTCGCTATCGCTTGGCACTGGTGATCGATGGACAAATCGGTGTGACCTGGGGGACGCAATACACCCAAGGATCACAAACCACGGTTGTATCGTCCTCGCCTTTTTGCGACTTCCCGCTGAGTACCACTTGCGAATCCGGGAGTAGCGAATTCTGGCCTGTTGGATCACCGCCGCCGTTCAACCCATCCCTGTTGTCCGTCACGCTGCACCCGTTTCGTCTCGTGTTGCGTCGCTCGGCCGCCACTCTCGAGTTCCCGATGGTCTTCAACACAGCCAACGCTGTGGGCCTGAGCTGCGGCCCGCAGTGTGCAGCCAGCATCTCGGCGATCACTCCTACCTTTGCCGATCCTCCTGCGTTTGTTTGCAATGCCTTCGATGAATTGCCGACTGACACTGGAGGTCTTGAAGATGCAGAAAACAGTATTTGCACTCCGACCGACTGCGACGATCCGTTTTGCGATCCTCCGAATTTCGTCAATGTCTCAAGTGGTTTTGAACAAACACTGACCGGATCAACAGACTCAGGAGTCGTCACGCCTGGCTCTCTGCCCCCGACTGCATTCCCGACCGAATGGACTGTGGAGCTTTCCTGATGCAAGACATGTTCGGTCATCCAATCCGAGAAGGTTCATTCATCGCACAGACCGTCGATGGCATCAGTGGTGTCACGCACGAGTTTGGCGAAGATCTGTACCTCGAGCCGGAGCAACGGGACATCGGTTGGCCAGCACTCCACCTGTACTCGTTTCGGCATGCCAACGACTGGGACCCGGCCAAGGCCAAATCCTGGTTTGCCGAGTGGCTGCACTGGAGTCTTCCTCCGGGGTGCTCTTGTGCTGTCCACATCCAGGCAACCTTGGAAGCCGTTCCACTGTTCGACGAAATGCTCACGGATCCCGATTCATTTTTCTATTGGGGGGTCGAACTGCACAACGCTATCAACGAGAGGATCGATGTCGATCACTCGCACCCCCAAGTGCCACTTGCCCGCGCTCGCGAGATCTGGTCGAGGATTGCTGCGGCCGGGCAAGTGGCTTGGTTTCGCCCTGTGAATGATACCATCAAGGGCGGTCGGCGTCTTGTGATCACCGTCGCAACCGGCAAAGCTCGTGAGTGGCTGCGGTTCACCGAGGGACCGATGCGAGCCTACGCCGAGGCCTGCGGTGCGGATTTTGTCGCCTTGAAGAATACCACCCAGGGCTGGTGGGGCCTCGAGAAGTTCCGGGTCCATGCATTCGCGAAACAGTACGAGGAAACGCTTTACCTAGACGCTGATGTGCTAGTCACCGAATCGGCCGACGAATCGATTTTCCATACACAAGCGAGCGTTTCGATTCACGACGAGTTTAATTACCTGCCTGCGACATCTTGGGTCGAGGCGTCGGTCAAGTCGGTTTCGAGCTGCATCGACTACCGGCCAGTCTCTAGGCTTTTCATTCAATCCCTGAATTCGGGAGTCGTTCATTGCAAGCAGCACGGTGCGGATGTGTGGAAGCCTCCGACGCTGCCGATCCCCACTGGCCATGTCTCCGAGCAAACCTTGGTCGGGATCAACTTTCATCGAATGCAAGTCGCGAAGCGAATGCTGTCGCCTCAAAAGAACTGTCAGGTCTGGAACCAAGAATTCAACCGGATTTTGCCCGACGCCCATTTCGTCCATGCTTCCGGCGAGCCAAAGAAAACCGAATTGCTCCGATCGCTCGTCGAGCAGCTCCGCTTGGTAGGAAACCCTGCGCTCACACTCACCCCAAAGGATTGACGCCCATGCGTTGCCCACGATTGCTAGGCCTGATGACTCGCGCGAAGATCATGTTCGCATTGTCCCCCAACGTGATCCGCATCATGCTCCCTGACGACAGCGAGATCGAACTGGTGCTGATCGACTGCTTCACGCCGCCCATGTCGCGAAAGATCGAGCATAAACGCATGGGCACTGACGAGAAGCACGACAAGGAGGAACCAAATCCTGCCGGAGTCGCGGCCTACCGTGCAACGGTCGGAATCCTCGAGAAGTGCCCCTTGTGGACTCGAGTGCTCATCCCCACCCCGCAGCATGACCGAGAGTGGTTTCGCAACCTCCGGCCCAAATCCAAGCAACCAGGCCACCTGTGGATCAGCGAGCACCAGACGCTTTCCCAAAGGCTGGTCGAGCTCGGAGTGGCAACCAAAGAGCAACCAAAAGACGGAGCGTCGCTATTTGATGGGACTTCGATTCGCACTAGCCAGGAGGACTCAGGACTATGGTCGTATTCGCCGAACTGAATGCTGAGATGCAACATCTCATGCCCCACAATTCCAGTCCACACGGACGATACCGCAGGCAGGCTAGAGGCACAGCGCCCACATGCCCCTGCTGTGGAGCCAAGTACAAAGCCGCCTCCACTCGAGAGCGGATCACTTGGTACTACCGTCAATGCAACTGTGCCCCCAAGCATGGTATTCCACGCCAAAGGCCGAGCCGATACTGATGGCAAAGAAGCGACCGCCAGCCGCAGCAGCTCCCGAGGATCCCGAGGACGACGACAACGAGTCTGGCTCGGAGCGTCCCAAGGACTCTTACGCCAAGCACCGCAAACGCCAGGCCTCCAAAGCCAAAGAGGAATCGACCGAGGCCAGAGACATCGGGCCGATTCCGGCGATCGTCAATCCTAAGCGACGAGAGTCCTGTCGGCTCAATCTCAAGAAGTACCTTCTGACGTACTTCAAAGAGTCCTTCCCGCTGCCGTTCAGTGAGGACCATGAGCGGATCCTCAAGGAAATCGAAGAGCGAGCGATCAACGGAAGCTTGAAGTGCATCGCCATGCCGCGAGGGAGTGGCAAGACAACTGTCCTGTTGCGAGCCCTGCTCTGGGTGCTGTCCTATGGACATCAGCGATTCGGAGTCCTAGTCGAAGCCGACGAAGGTGCTGCCGAGGAATCGCTCGATGTGATCAAAATGGAGTGGGAAACCAATCCACTGCTCCTGGAGGATTTTCCTGAGATCGCTTTTCCGATCCGATGCCTCGAGGGAATCACCCAGCGAGGCAACGCGCAGACGACCCAGGGCAAGCGAACGCTGATTGGATGGCGTCGGAAAGAGCTCGTGTTTCCGACGATAGAGGGATCGCAGGCGGCTGGGGCAATTATTCGCTGCACCGGAATCCTTGGGCGAGTCCGAGGCATGCAGAAGGTACTCGCCGACGGCAAGACAATTCGACCTAGTTTCGTGCTCGTCAACGACCCACAGACCGACACTTCGGCACTGTCCGACGCGGAATGTGCCAAGCGGGAAAAGGTGATCGGTGGCGCAATCCTGGGCCTTGGTGGGCCTGGGAAACGAATCGCAGGCTTTGCGGCCGTCACCGTGATCCGAGAGGGCGACGTAGCTGACCGGATGCTAAACCACAAGCTCATGCCCAAATGGCACGGCGATCGATGCCGGCTGGTCTATGAGTGGCCGACAAACCGGGAATTGTGGACAAAGTACTTCGACATCCGCGCCGAAGAGATCGCCGAAGGAAACGACGAGCATCCCAAGGGCAACAAGTTTTACAAGGCCAACCGCGAAGCGATGGACGCAGGGTCCCGGGTGGGCTGGGCACATCGCAAGTTTCCTCACGAGATTTCGGCGATCCAGCACGCCGAGAATCTGCGCTTCGATAATCCGGACACCTTTGACGCAGAGTATCAGAATGAACCCAAGAAATCGATTGTTGCCGTCGATGGCATCCGCTGCCTGACCTCCGACGAGTTCTGCTTGCGGATACTCCCGACCCACCGCCGCGGGGAAATCCCCGACTGGGTCGAGCACATCACCCTGGGGGTCGACGTTCAAGGATCCTCGCTGTGGTGGGTCATTGCCGGTGTCGGAGCCGACTTCTCCGGCCTCGTCGTCGATTATGGTATCTGGCCCGACCCTGGAATCGATTATGTCACCCTCGCCGACATCGATCGGACTATCATACGAGCCACCGGAATTAGGTCCTCTACCGAGTCGCTATTGGTCGCGCTCGGCAAGCTCCGAGACGAGCGACAAGCGGTGATTTACACGCGCGACGACGGGACGCAGTTCCGGCCTGAGA